GGTAATTGGGGACCGCCTGCGGTACTGCCTGGGGGTAGCTGGTACCCACCTGATACGCCACTGGAGCCTGGGGAGCTGGAGCTGCCTGGTAGCTGGGTGCTGGAACCACGTAGCTGCTTGGAGCCACCGCTGCCGGAGTCTGGCTCGTCTGTGGGATCGATTGGACGGTAGCGTCCTGCATAACTCATCTCCTTTTGTAGAGCTTCTAATGTTCGATACAGATATGGCGTTAAATCCAATCTTGGATCCGCAGCCATCGGAAGATCCGGTGCTTGCGGGTGAGGAGTCTGCATCATTCCCCCCACTAAGCGAGCAAATTGAGAGTAAGCACCCTGCAATTCGTTCACCATCCTGAATGGGAACCCAGATAACATCTCGGCCCGTTCCTCATCCGTTTTAGACGGGAAGAGGTATTTCAGTGCTTCAATGCTATCAACACCTAACTCCTGAAGGTTTCTGACCACAATGGAGTTGTTCAAGATGTCTTGAGTTGAGTCCTCATAAACAGGACCCATCCAACGCCATAGCACAGTTACATCACCATCAGGAATTAACCCAATAACCCTTGGTGGGATCTGTTGTGTTTCAACACATGCCAACATTAACTGTTTTAATTTTTCATTGTATTGTTTCATTGCTTCGTCATATGCAGCCTCTTCTTCTGGTGAAACTCCATCGGGAAGATCGACTGGTTTTTCCAGGCCAGCGGCCATTGCTAGTGTTGTTTTAAATAATTGCTCTTCTTGGTAAACAATTAATTCAAGACAACGACAAATCCCATGTGTATAAATTGCGTTTGCTTTTTTCTTGGATGTGGCAGCAACACGGCCAAACAATGATTTGTACTCCGTTGCAGTCACACCGGCGGAAATAGATAGCTCATCAACACCGCCCAGTGCCGTACGGATTTCTTCTCGGTACTGACGAGCAAATGCGTTTTGGTCACCAGTGATGGCATCGGGGACAATGTAACCAACACGATCGTTGGGTTCTAGGTTGGCAATCACGCGTGGGACACGAATGGTTCCATCGACTCCACGGCTGACAGGATCAGCCTTGAACATCGAACGACTTAAGCCTGCAGGACTGGTGAAGCCAGAATTCGCAGCAATCGATGGGCGCTGAACAACTGCATCACCACCTGCTTCCATCAAGTCAGTTTTTGGCCTGGAAGAAAGAAGCGTTGGATTACCAAAGAATGTAATGTTTTTGCGAATGGTTCGCATTAACTCATCATGGGTGCAAATATGGTTTGCAAATGCGTCAAATTCACCAAAACCTTCGTTCGAGAACCCTTGCGTATTATTGATAATCTCTACGCAGGGTATAAAACCAAGGCTATTCTTTAGTTTTTTGGTATTCCCTGTCAACGCATAAGTAGGCATATCAAAATTCATCTCTGAATCTGAATGCGTTTCTTCAATTTCTTTTGTGCCAATGGCCAGACGTATATAACGTTTTGCCCCTGGGTTATATGTATTTTGTGTACCCGTAAGATTGGTGGTATTTAATTGATCACCAAATCCATTGCCACGGCGGACCTTATAGCTATAGATGATGACAACTTCATCTAACTCACCATCGACGTTGTAATATGTCCGATATTCATGTTCACGGAAATAATACAAGCGGTAGCTTTGTTTTGTTGGTCGAATATAAAAAAGTCCTTTACCATCACACAAGAAATACTCCCAGATAGAATCCAGGCGTGTATCCATCTTGTTGTATTTCAACACACGATCAAGGAAGTCCTTGCGCTGTGCACCAAAGTTATCTTGGGACGGAAAAAACTCTACTCCCTGGCGGATGCCAAAGAGCTTCATTTGTGCGATGTGTGACGCAATAATACTGGTGTCAACAGTAATTGAACCCTCTTTATCAAGGAAGGCATCAACCATTTCCTTGAGCCTAGCCTTTGCGTCAACAGCCATTAATTATCTACCGTGTTATTTAATTTCATCTTAGCAGCTTTTTTACGCTCTTTTCGTGCACGCAACCAACGATCAAAGTACGCAAGCTCACCTGGCGTATGGAGTTCTGGATGTTTTAACGCACGTTTTACAAGCTTTTTCTTTTTCATTAAAAACGACCCTGGAAACCAGCATCAATTTGCCCTGGGAATCCGCCACCCATTGAGGGTCCAGGCATACGTCCACGGTTTCGATAGTTTACATTAATGCCAAAACCTGGAGTTTCATATTGGCCCTTAATCCCAAATTGTTGTGGAACTTGCATTCCCATCTCATCTGTATAACCAGGGATAAAATTAGCTCCTAAACGTAGTGCTTGGTTAGGATCTAACTGAATGTTTGCACTACCGCCAATTGATTCAAGTCGTGTTTTATCAGCTTCTGTAACTACATTTGCATCTAAATTAAAAGGCTTTGGACCAAATGTGGGACCCATCTGCATTGGTGCTCCAAGCATGCCGGCCTGATTACCAACGGGTTGTCCACCTGGGTAAACTTGAGCAACTAACGGAGAGCCTCCGCCAAAACCAGCGAATGGCAGCCTAGGCAGCCTAGGTCCAGGGGCATTAAGACGATCATGATATTCTTGAAGACTCTTGGGATCTTGATCCCACTCCTTTAATTTATTTAATTCTTCTTGAGGCATTCCTTTAAAGGGACTGCGCGGTCCAATTTGAAAACTTGGACTGCCAGCAAGAAAAGCTGCTTCGTTGCCAAGACCTGTTGGCAAACCTCCTGTAACGCGCATAATATTAACTATGTTTCTTCAATTCTAATCTTCTAACACTTCATAACCAGATGCATCGTTCACCTTGGATAAAACAATGCCATTTCCTTTGACATCCCAGTCAAGCACATCACCTTCTTGCCAACCGAGATCTTCAATGACTTCATCTGGGAGAGTGATATAACAATCTCCGTTTTCGTCCTCTTGAACTTCAAGAATGTAGCTAGTCATTTGCTGAGTAACTTTTCAATCAGTTTATCAAGTTTATTGTTGATCTCACGGAAATTATCCTGCATTTCTTGAATTTCCCTTAAGAAATCAACTTTCAACACATACTCAATCGGCATTCGGTTGATCTGATCTTCCAGCATATCAACACGCCGTTTTTGAGAACTGATGTAATTGTAGGCCTGATCCAGCTTCTCCTGCTGTCTGCCTAACAATTTGTTAATTGCCCAACTGCCGCCTGTCACAGCAGATACAACGGCTGTCAAGCCAACTGCTAAGTATTCTGGTCCCACTGGTATAAAGCTTTTTTCTAATTCTAAATTTAGTAATCAAGATGAAGATTACCTTTACGCATTAATCCGTTAATTAACCAAACTAATGCGTCAACACAATCGTCGTGGCTGCTGACGCCAAAGTTTGTCAGCTCTTCAAACATTGCAGTGAAATTGCGGTATCGATTGAAGATGATTTTACGTTCTTCAAACAGACCCATACAACCACGGAAACGTGCCAACTTGTCTGACCGGAAACCTTTGACGGGATGCCACAGCAAGTTCCATAGTCCCTCGTTGTTTAAACAGATCCGTTTGAAGTCGGCTTCCAGGGACGCCTGGTACTGGACAGCTTCTGACCAAATGTCACATGTTGAGTGTGTTGGGAAGTAGTTGCCATTTTCGTCCTTGCCAAGGACTGACCAGTCATTCAGTAATTCCTTGAGAGCATCAAGTTTTTCCAGGTTGCCCATCACACGAATACGGCGGTAATCAATAATATGAATCTGGTCGCCAATGCGACCACCCAGCACCATGACGGTGTAATCGTTTTTCTCCTTGGTACCAGCAGAAAGGTCGATGCCAACGCCCAAGGTATCAAACTCAGTTGAAATCTCTGCTTTGACAATCAGCTCAGGCGCAAGCGACAGCTCGTTCTGCCTGATGATTTGATTCATGTACTGAAAAGAGAAAGCAATGGGTGCTTGCCGTTTCTTTTCTTTAAGGTAATCCAGTGACCACATCTCAGGCCAGTACGAAACCTCATCCCCTGATTTGGGATCATTCAGAATTGCAGATAAAACAATCTGCCGCCAGTTGTTCTGTTCATTAAATGTCGTGGCGTGAATATCATCATGTCTAAATCGAGTACCAAGGCAGATGGCTCTACCACCTTCAAACATGGTCGGCGCAATCACCGCGTTCCAGTTCTCCTGCATTTGTTTGCGGATATCTGGGTTGGCAATATCAGCAGCAGATTTGATGGCGTCATCAATCATCACAAGGTGCGATCGTTTTGATGTCACCGAACCCTTAAGGCCTGCAGCGCAGAGTGTGAATTGCTCTTCACCTGTAGTGTTGATGCCAGCAAACTTGTGATCAATAGACCAGTACTCATTACTGGTTGCAGTCTTAAGAAGTCGTACCTTAGGGAATACCTCCTGGTATCGTTTACTCTCGATGATACGTTTAATGGTTGCTGATTTGGAGCGTGCAATATCAACCGTATACGACAGATACAGAATCTGCAGTGGCATCTTGGCATGCGTATGAATACCTATGGCCCATGCCGTTAATAAACCAAGGACTGTTGATTTCGCAGATCCCCTGGGCGCCAAGAGGTCAATATTGGGCCCAGCAATTTTAATGAGACAGTTGCTGTCTTCGTGTGTAATGAAATGATGATGCCAGTGCTTGTGATGCGTGGCTGGTGGCTTATCTGCTACGTACTCACAGAAAAAGCCAAAATCTTCCCTTGCCTTCTCTAATGCCTCAAGATTACGTGGTACACGAACTTGCTGCCTGCGTGCTGCAGCTTGCGCATTACGACGATACGCAAGATGTTGATATGCAGGCATGACAGGTATGTTTCAGTTATTACTGAATACTACCTTATTTTTTATCTTCCTTGTTTCCTTTTTGTTCTTTGTATTTCTTTGCTTTATCTAATGCTGCCTTACGTTTCTCTTTGTCAGACATTTCGCTGCCGTCCTCGTTCTTGGCTTCCTTCTTTTTGAAGTGCTCCAGGAGCTGAGGCGGCATTTTGTTCTTGGCCATTTTGATTTTTCTGAGACAATAAATTCATGACTTCTTGACCTTGCTCAACACGTTGTTGGGCAATAGGAGTCGCTCGACGCATGCCAGACATTTGCTCGCGATTTTTTTGAAGTGTGCGAACAACATCAAACAAACGTCCTGCAATATTTTCACCAAAAACAGGTGGTTGCGGCGGTGGTTTTTGCATAAGTTAAGTTTAAGATAATTATTCTTCTAGTTGCATGTGAGACCACACGCTCATTGATGCTTCTTCCAAAGGGATTTCAATCGGATCATCTTTAAAAATAGCAAGTAATTCGCGGATGGCACGATCGGCACCTGCCATTAGCAACCCTTTACGATCTTTATTGGATGTAAACGCCTCAACTTGAGCGATTGTTCCACGTAATTCTTTTTGCATTGAAGCAATACGCGCAACCCCCGCATCTCGTTTAACAAGACCATCGTCTACGTCCTGCCGTAACTTGCGGATATCTTCCTGCATTTCATCGATTTCATACAGGAGGATATGACGGTGATCAGGTTTTGGATAATGCTGCTTGACCCATGACTCACAACCTACAATGCTGCCGTTATACCTTAAAAACCGCGCATAAAGATAGCATTCAACGACGGAATAGCTTTCCGCACAGAATGCTCTGAATGCTTGTTCAGTTGGTGAATCAAGATTGTCGACCCACTGGTCAAAGATCTCAATATCGATAAGCTCTTTGGGACTGAGCGTAATCTCTCGCTTCGTTACTTTCGGAGAAACGCTGCGCTTGTTCTGCAGACGTGCGTTGTTCTTCACCGCTCTTTCCGACTGTGGCACGTTCTTGCTCACCAGCTTCCCTCATTTTTTCTTTAGATGATCCAACGGAAACATCCTGAAAAATCTTAACAGCAGAAGCTGCTTTACGCGCTTTATCTTCATCAAATAAAAGATCGTAAGGATCTGGATTCGCTGGATTTTCTAAATAGAATCCTTCTTCCGCAGGCATGATTAAGATTCCTGTTTATTAGAAGCACCAAAAACATCTTCCTGGTTGGGCTCTGTTTTTGGCGCTCGCTCGCGTTCTACTTTGTTTTTAGCGTATTGATAAGCAATATCTGCAGCCTGGCGATAACGACTCAAGTCGGAGGCATCATCCATTTTAGAGTCGTTTGATTGCATTATGCCAGGCTATTAAATCAGAAATTGCCCATCATGCTGGCAAGACCGCCGGCAAATGTATCACGTTGACGTGCACGATTAGCTTGAGCACCTTGACGCAGTTTAGAGGCTTCCAGGCGACTAATTAAGGCGTTAAAATCTTGCAATTCAGCAGCAGACATGCCACCACCGTACTCGCGCTCTTGCTGTTGATTAAGAAGCTCTTGTGCTTCTTGCTCTGTCATGCCAGCGTCAATTAACTGTTGACGAGTGCGTGTAGTGCGCGTAGGAGTAGTGAAAGAATAAGCCATTGCTCAAGTAAACTCTAGAATTATTTTAGTGCATCCAACTTAAAAGTTGAATGCTGCCATTAAACTGCTAAACATATTCGACGTGCTCTCCAGGCGTTTAATGTTTTTATACCCAGCATTCACAATTTTTTGAAGGTCCATTTGACCTTTTGCTTCTGCTTGGATTTGTGGAATTCTATTGTCGACTTCGTACCTTAAACGTTCTGTGGCGGCAGCTTCTTTTAACCTAGCAATGCTCTTTTCAGTTGCTAAGTTGGCACCTTGTTGTGCAAGGGGAATATTGGCAAATGGGACAACCTGTTCTCCGGAGGAAGCTGGAGCAGGAGGCGCAGGGGAAGGAGAAGGAGAAGGAGTGGGGGAGGGAGAAGGAGAAGGAG